ACCTTGGTACGCCTGAAGGAATCGGTTAACGCTACAGTAAAGGCTCATAAAGAGAATGGCTGAAACAGCTACAGATACAACTAATAGTTTTTTAAGACCTGAGTTGCTTGAAACAAATGTACCTGTTGTGCCTAAAATATCTAGTACAGGTCAGTTAACTTCTGCTGGTATTTTAGACAAACTAGATACAGGTGCGCCTATTTACGAAGGTGAACGACTTCCAGACGTACCTAAAGGAATGTCGGCAAGACAGTTTTACAGCCAGTTTCCTAGTGGAGCGGCAGTATATAGTGGTTTTGCATCTTCTCCAACTGCAAAAACACCAAAGTATACTGGAGGTATTGACTTCTTTGATCCTACTACTCCTACTGATACTTCTACTCCATCTGATACTGTTCAGGGCGATGTTGATAGTCAAATGGATGAAGTGTTAGATTTATCTGGTGATAATGACATTATAGATTATTCTGTTACTGATGATTCAGAGGATTCTGTAGATGTATTAAGTTTAGATACACCAGAAACAAGAGAAGATTACACACCTGTAACGAAAGCACCTGAAGAATTTACTATAGACGTATCTTTAAAAAATATCGATATTCCTGAATTACAACAATTTTTAAAAGGAGTAGAAGACGAAGGGTTAGTTAAAGAATTAGGAAAAACTTTAGAAACTGGTTTTAACAATATCTCTAAAGGTATAGATAAGGGTGTTGATGATTTTGTAAAAGAAGTTGAAGAGTTTGGAAAAGAGTTAGGTAAATTTGCAGATGGTCCTGTAAGTTATGTGTCCAATGCTATTAGTAAAGAAGTAACCAATCTATTAGACCTTTTAAGCACTCCTGAATTAGCTTTTGAAAAAGCGGTTCACGGAATAAATTCCGCTGCTATTCAAGGCGTATTTTCTAATGTTGTGAGTGGTTTATTTTCAATGATGGGACTTGGTGTAGCAGCTGGACCTTTAGGAACAATAGCAACTACAATAATATTTAATTCAGACACTCTCTCCAATATGCAAATAGGTCAACCCGGTCAATATGAAACTCTTACAAAAAATAAAGACGGTACACTTAGTGCAACATACACTCCAACTCAAGTTGCATACTTTGATTTACACGGAGTAGCAAGAGATAAAAATGGAAAACAAGTGTTAACTCCCGGTCCACTATGGGGTGGTGGTGGTTCAGGCATGTTTGGTAAACCAACTAAATTTGATAGTATTCCTTTAGCTATACATGATATTGAAGGTGGTGCGAAAACTGATCCATACAATCAATCTGATTTGTTTAAAGATATGTCTATAAACGAAGACCCAACAATAGACACACCTCCAGATGATCCAGAAGGTCCAGATACACCAGATACACCAGATACATCCGTAACACCTATATCCTCTGTAGAAGACGATAAACCTTCTGATCCACTAACTACTCCAGATACTCTTGATAGGCCAGATGATGGCACTGTTGTTGATTCGGGTGTAACGCCGTCAGGAATAGATATGGGAGGTAGTGTTACTTCTGTTCAGGTACAAGATAATCTAGAAAATAAAACTATAGACGTAGGTATAACGGACCTTCAGGGAAAAGTTGATAATTTTTCAGTTGAAGATATAGCAAATGGAAATCAGGGTACTGTTACATTAGACACTCTATATAGTATGTTAGCTAGTTTGTATGATCCTTCTATGATGCCTGATCCAAGTAAAGGAATTGGCCGTGATCCTGAAGTCGTTAATAAAAGAGGTATAGATGCCGTTACGAAAGCTATTGCGGAAAAAGAACGTGACAAAGAACTTAAAGGCAGTGAAGGTGATGACGATTTATCTTTTGATCCGTTTGCAGATATGCCTCTAGACGAAGACCCAACAATAGACAGTCCTCCAGACGACACTGGATTTGATAACACTATGGATGATACGGCTGGCTATGACTCAGGATACGATGACACTATGGACGATTCAGCTGAAGGTGACGATTCTGGCTCTGATGGTAGTGGTAATGGCGGTGAAGATGAAGCCGGTGCAGAAGCTGGAGACATATAATGAAAAGGAATAACATATAATGGCTGAAATGATGGAACAAGCAGAAGGGTTTGCAGAGCAACCCGCACCTGACATGGGAATGATTAACGAGGCAGAAGCAATGCCGCCACAAGAAGGTGGTGAGCAATCTGTAGCTGACGACATTCCACAGAAAGCTGATGAAGGTGATTACATTCTTCCCTATGAGACAGTTCTAATGTACGGACTTAATCAACTTAATCGTTACGCTAAGGAAGCAATCAAACTTGCTATGGAGAATGATGTCGATCTTACAGGTACAAATCTTGATCCGACAGATGACGTTCCAATTCGTATCAGTAATTATGAGTATCGTATTCCTAAAGGTTTAGTACCGTTCTTTGGAGGTGGTAAAAAGTATCTTGATAAGATTCGTAAAGAAGGACTAGAGCTACGTCAACGTCTAGCTGAAGAGGGTGGTGAAGGTGTAGCTGAACAACAAAAAGCAGAAGCACCTGTGCAAGACCCTATGGCTGGTGGATTTGCTGGACCAGAAGCAGGTATGCCACCACCGCCACCACCAGAAGCAGGTATGCCACCACCGGAAGCTATGATGGCGGGTGCGCCTGAAGGAGCTATGCCGCCGATGATGCAAAAAGGTGGATTTGTGTTATCTAAAGATAAAGACGCAGAAATATTAGAACAAGATAAACCTGAAAGCGCAGAATCAAAGCGCGTACAGGCACAACAACCTGCAATGGTTACACCGGACGGAAAGAAAACACAACAAGGTCTATCCGCACCAATGGGGTACGCTAACGGTGGCGACATTATGAGTGGTCTAGGTTTTGCCATGCAAGATGTTACTCCTGCAAATGTTGGTACTCTATTACAAAATGCAAAGGACGCAACAAACATGCTTACGGGTATGCAAAAAGCTTTTGTAGAAAAACAACGTACTGATGAAAGACTAACTTAATGCTTACTGATCAGTTTATTGACTTTATTAAATATGTAGAGAACGGACCAAAGGTTGGTTGGGACGAAGAAAAACAACTTTGGTTTCCACACCGTTCACCAGAAGGTGGCAATGATACTATTGCCTATGGACATAAACTTCTAGACTCTGAAGTAGAGATGGCAAACAACGGTCTGACTGATAACGAAGTAGAACAACTTCTCATCGAAGACCTGCACACAGCTGAAAGCGGTGCCAGAAACATTTTGCTAACTCACTTCAACGAAAACTTTGATGACCTATCTCAAAATGGTCAGGAGATGCTGATTGACTTTGCCTACAATCTTGGAAGCTACGGACTAAAGAGTTTTCCTAAATTTGTAGGTGCAGTTTGCAGCAACAATATGGAGGTAATGTGTGCTGAATACAAACGGTATTACACTGATGGATTTGGCGCAAAAAAAGAATTGAAACAACGTAATGAGGAATTTTACAAGTTGTTTCTAGCGTAGACGGCCACCTGCGATAGCGGCACCGTCATATAACACACCTACCGATGGCAACCTGCACACTGTGCAGCCCCAATAGAAGGAGAGGTAAAGAATGGTTGATGAAAATATTAACGAGGAGAACGAAACGGAACTAGAGCCTACCCCGTATCAGAATGATTACAGGCGTAACTTAGAAGAACCACAGTTTAATGAAGAGGAAGATGCTGATAGCATTGACGACCCTGTAGAAGCTACTCGTCAAAAACTTGCTCAAACTGAAGGTTTGGCTTCTAAGCGAGGTGAAGAACAAACTCACGACTTCAAGAAACGTTATGATGATTTAAAACGTCATTATGATAATAAGTTGAACGAATGGAAACAAGAGAAAGAACTGCTTAGTGCTAAACTTTCTGTAGAGGCAAAAAAACATGATATACAAGAGTTGCCCAAGACCGAAGAAGAGTTAAGCGAGTTTAAAGAAAAGTATCCTGATGTTTACGATGTTGTCGAGACTATTTCTTCGCTACAAGCTAACGAACGTGTAAAAGACATTGAAGAGAGACTTCATGATTTGCGTATAAAAGAACAAGAAGCTGTTGTTCAAACTGCCGCAAAACAACTAATGAATCTCCATCCTGATTTTGAAGTTCTTAGGGAAAGTGATGTGTTTTTAAGTTGGCTTGACGAACAACCACCTAGTATTTCTGATGGCATCTATAAAAATAATACAGATGTTAAATGGGCCGCTAGAGTTATTGATTTGTTTAAGGCAGATAACGACATTAAGACGCCAAAACCTCGTAATAAATCAAAATCAACTAAAAGATCACAATCTAAAACATCACGAAATGACGCAGCGCAAGCTGTAACAAGGACTAACTCTAAAATGTCTTTGGAACAATTTCAGGATGATAAAAAGGTTTGGTCTGTTCAGGAAATATCACGACTCAAACCTTGGGAATATGAAAAAGTCGAGAAGGAAATCGACAAAGCAGTTCGTGAGGGAAGAGTTGTGGATTCCGTAGAGTAAGAAAACAGCAATCGTCTATGATATAAAGGAGATATTATCATGGCATTTACTACTGCTGCAGGGTACGGCAATTTACCGTCAGGTAATTTTGTACCCGTCATTTACTCCCAAAAAGTCCTCAAATTCTTTCGTCGTGCTTCGGTAGCGGAAGCTATTACCAATACCGACTACGCTGGAGAAATTGAGAACTTCGGGGATACTGTTAACATCATCAAAGAACCGACCATCACGGTCAATGCTTACCAACGTGGTAGCACCGTGAACACTGAAGCTCTGGCCGATGACCAGATTCAGTTGGTGGTTGACCAAGGAAACTACTTTGCCTTTAAGGTCGATGATATCGAAGAACGCCATAGTCACCTTAACTTTGAGGCTCTTGCCACATCGTCTGGTGCCTACACTCTGAAGAAAGCCTACGACTACAATGTTCTAAAGAATATTGCAGACAATGCGGCTACTCCTTCAGGTACTCTACAAACGCAAACAACTTCTGCTAACACCGGCGATGAGATTGCCGATCTGGTAGCACAAGCTGCAGCGGAACTAGACAAGAACGATGTACCAGAAGAAAATCGGTGGCTCGTAGCAGCACCCGGTTTCTACGAAGTACTTCGTAGCGCGTCTTCTAAAATCATGGATATGTCGATTACTGGTGGCGCACAATCGCCGCTGCTAAACGGCAAAGTTACGAATCAACAGCTTCACGGCTTTGATCTGTATCAATCCAATGCAATCGGTGTCGGTACTACTGGCTCCGCTGCAACGCACGTTTTCAACGACTCCGCAACCTCTGGACACACCTTGATTCTGTTTGGTCATATGTCGGCAGTAGTTACTGCTTCGCATATTGCCAAAACGGAAGTCATTCGTGACCCGAACAGCTTTGCCGACATTGTACGTGGTCTTCACGTATTCGGACGTAAGGTTATTCGTGGATCAGGCACTGGCTACAAAGGCGTGTTCAAAGGTCTGATGGACTTGGACAGTTAAGGGGGAATGAACAATGGCTACTTATAATCGTACTGTTACGGGCGGTGGCACTGTTGGACATCCCTCCAATGCTGCTGTTCCATATGTTGTTACGTCTCCCGTCTGGGATACTGCTGACGGCGGTACTGGTGGTGACGTCGTTCAATTGATCGACGTTCCTGCTGATACCATGATTGTTGCCGGGTGTCTAGAAGTTCTAGAAGCCCGTGGTAACGGTCAGATTACTGTAGATGTGGGGTTTACTGGTGGTGATGTAGACTGTTTTATTGACGGTTCTGTTGTTGCTGCTGGTTTTACTCCATTTCTAGAAGCTGCTGTAGGTGCATCTGGTGCTAATGCACGGATGCTGACAAGTGCTGACACTATTGATGCTCTCATTCTTGATGGTGGGTCTTCAGGTGAAAGTGCGCTACGTTTCCGTATTCACGTTGTTATGGCTGATGTTTCAGTCAACCCTGTTGAATCGGCTACGGTGTCTACTGGCACGTAATCTTTAACTACAGTTTCGTGGGGTATCTGCAAAAACCCCACACCTTTCTTGTATTGTATTGTTTTGTATGAAAGGAAACAAAATGTACTTT